CGGGGGGCTGGACAGGTTGATTGGGGAGGTGGCAGCTGAAGGCTACTTTGGAGGCCGCGAGGACTTCGCGCCGCGAGACCAGGCTAACTACAAGGATGGCGGGCAGGATGGTGCTACTGGAGGAGACCTCGATGTGTACCGCGTCACAATAGCCGACGATGCCCGCCGCTCAGAGTTAACAACAGCCATAGCAGAGATTGAGAGGATGGGAGCAACCGTTGAGCGCCTGTAGGATGCAGATGGTGGAGCTACCGGGAGCCGTCGGGTCTTTCGGCGCGCGTCTGGTGGCACAGATTGCAGGAGCCGACCCGCGCACCATAGAGACGGCGACGACCGACTGCGATGTGCTGCTGTTCAGCGTGCACTTCCCTGGACAGCTCGTATACCTGAAGAAGGCATTTGAGAAGCTCCGTCTGCACCCTCTCGCGGCTAAGCGCAAGGGCCCGTTCGTGGTCTTCGGCGGCTATGGCTGCAATAACCCGGAGCCTGTCTCGCGCATAGCCGACCGTGTTGTGGTGGGTGACGGCGAGGGCGTTGCGGCGGCACTCCGCGACGGGGCAGACCTACGAGCAGGGGACATAGATGGCCTGCCGGGTGTTGTTGTGCCGGACCGAGACGACGCTACGTGGGGCCACCGGGCGCAGCGTGGTTGCGTTGCTGCGGAATCTGGCGCGACGCTGGGCGGCGATGTAGTGCTGAGCCGTTTCGATGGCTCAGACCACCTCCCTACGGTGGAGTTGGCACGCGGGTGTCGCATACGCTGTGCTTTCTGCGCCGTAGGCAACACAAAGGCATATAGGGAGCTACCTCTCGACGGAGCGCACAGAGCAGCCAAGTGCGCGAAGCGTCTGTTTGCCGCTGACCTGGGCAGCCTGTCGTACTACGATGGCGAGGACTGGCTGACGACCACAGCCGGAGGCCTGAGTGTCAAGGCCGCGCTGCGCAAGCCGTCCGCTATTGCGAACCTCTCGCAGCCAACGATGGGCGTTGAAGGCTGGTCCGAGCGCCTGCGCAGAATGGTCGGCAAGCCCATCGACGACGACGATCTGTTGCGAGTGGCGAAGATCAGGACTGACGCAGGCAAGCACATTGTGCTCTGGTACATGATGCACAGCCTGCCGACAAGCGGCCCTACTGACCGACTGGCATTCGTCCAGCTACTAAACAAGCTGCCGAAGGGGTTCACGCTCAAGCTGTCATTCACGCCCGCGCAGAAGCAACCGGGGACGCCGTTGGCCTATTCTCCTATGTGGTTCGACGATGCCGAGGCAACGTTCGTCAAGCGCATACGCGCCGAGTGCGTGACGGCGGCGAAGAAGGTCCTGTTTGTTGGCAAGGGGCCTGTCAAGCACTATGTGGACACGTTGGCAGCGTGCGGGACACAGCGTGTTGCAGACCTGTTCCTGAGCTACGGCGAGTCCTTGTTGAACTGGCCTCTGCCAAAGCTGCGCGCAGCGGCCAGGCACTATGGCAACGACCTTGACGTCATCTGCGCGGAGTGGCCTGAGACGAAGGACCTGCCGTGGGGCTATGTGGACTTCGGTTTGGGCGACCCGCGCGAACGCTATGAGCGGCAGATAATGCCGCAGTTGGTGTAGACATGCCACCACGCAAGCAGCCTCCCAAGCCCAAGCCTAAGCGCACACAGAAGCAGTCCGGTCGCGGTGCGCCAACCATCTGCACGGCGGAGCTCACGCGCCAGTTCGCTGAACTCATGGCGGCAGGCAACTACCTGGAGACGGTAGCCGGGTTCCTGCACGTGAGCCAACAGGACGCGTACAACTGGCTCAAGTGGGGCGCAGAGGGCAAGGACGCGACCGGACCGGACCCGGCGGCCTACCGCAATTTCTTTGAGGCAGTGACACACGCGGAGCGCCAGGCGGAGGTCAGAGCCGCCGCCTTGTTGCAGCGTGCAGGGCAGGACAGGGTGGTGGATTTGCCGACCGATCCCTCGAAGCAGTTCGTTCAGGGTGACTGGCGTGCGATAGCTGAGTTCATGGCGCGGCGGTACCCAAAGCGGTGGTCCAAGGCCGAGCGCGTGCAGCAGGAACTCACCGGCGCCAACGGCGGCCCGGTCAACGTAGCCCTCTCCTGGTGGGACGGTATAGACGCAGCAGCGGCAGAAGACACAGAGGACAGCGATGGTGCGCCAGCAGACAGCGATCCCGCGTGAGGCGTTCAGCGTCCTGCGACGGCGCGCGGACATATTCGCCGAGAGGTGCCTGGGCAATACGCTGTGGAGCAAGCAGCGCGAGATCTTGCGGAGCGTCTCAGACAATCCGCGCACGGCGGTCAAGTCAGCGCATGGGCTTGGCAAGACCTTCGTTGCTGCTGCCGCCCTCATCTGGTGGATGTCAACACGCCACCCGGCGGAGGTCATCAGCACCGCACCAACGTGGCGTCAGGTGGAGAAGCTCCTGTGGAAGGAGGTCAAGCTCGCGTGGGGCAGGGCGGTGCCCGAGGTGCGTGGTCTCGGCGAGTGCCTGCAGACAGCACTCAAGTTCGGCAACGGCCACGAGGCGTATGGGGTCTCGACAGACGACACCGACCGGTTCCAGGGCATCCACTCACCGCACCTGATGGTGATTGTGGACGAGGCGGCCGGTGTGTCGCAGGACATATACGACGCTATAGCCACCCTCGGCACGGGCGGTGAGTACAGAGAGCTACTCATCGGCAACCCGACGTCCACCGACGGGCGTTTCTACGAGGCCTTCCGCGACCAGCGGCTCGGCTATAGCTGCATCAGCATGTCGGTCGAGGACTCGCCGCACTGGACCGGCGAGCAGTGCGCGGAGGTCGTCCTGCGGTCATTGACGACCCGCGCGTGGGCAGAGGAACGCGCCCTTGACTGGGGCACCGACTCACCGCTCTACCAGTCACGCGTCCTTGCACGGTTTCCGGAGGGCGACGCGGACAACATCCTCGTGCCGCTCTCGTGGGCTGAGGCAGCACAATTGCGTGAGCCGCCCGAGGACGCCGACAACACGGCGCAGCTCGGGCTCGACGTGGCACGCTACGGCAATGACACCTCGTGCATGGCCGGTCGCGTAGGCTACAACCTCGCGTACATCGAGGGCAAGCCCGGCAATACAGGCACCCTCGATGTCGTCGGCTGGGCGTCATCGGTCGCTTTGCAATGGGCGGCGCGCCATGGCTCCGTGCGCGTCCTCGTGGACGAGGGCTACAACCCTGGGGTTGTGGACCTCCTGCTTGCGCGCAAAGACGCCGGGGTGACCTACGAGGCCGTGGCATTCGGCGGCGCAGCACTAGACCCGGAGCGTCACATCAACCGCCGCAATGAGATGTACTGGGGCCTGCGCGAGCTATTCCGCTCCGGCAATAGCGATGCAGACCTGTGCATCACGGCGACCGGTCCCGCAGTGGCAAGGTTCGTGGCGCAGGTCTCGGCGATGCGGTACACGTATGACGTGCGCCTGCGGCCGAAGCTGGAAAGCAAGGACGACATGCGAAAGCGTGGGATGCCGAGCCCGGACGAGGCAGACGCCGTGGCGCTCGCGTTTGCGAGACCTCAACCTAGACGTCGCGCGAGGATATGGACATGAGCATACTCGATAATATCGCGCGACGACTGGGCTACACGAAGGCACCTGCACAGAGCGCCTCGCCTCCCGAGCGCACCGAGAGTGCAAGCCGCTCGCTTGCTATTGTCTACCGGCCCGGCATGGGTACGGCGCCGCCGCCGAGCAATGTCAAGACGGACCTCGAATTCGCTGTCTCGCACCCGTACTACTACGCCGCACTGCGCCACATTGCACGGGCATCGATGGGGGTGCCACTGCGCATCATGCGCCTTGTGCCGGACGGCGAGACGCAGAAGAGCAGCCGGTACATCAGCAAGGCGACCTCATCGCACGTGCAGCGGCAATGGTCGAAGTGGCCTACCGGCGACGCGAAGTCCGAGTGGCTGCGCACGAAGGGCCTCGTCACCGAGGACGTCGACGACGACCACGAACTGCGCCTATTGCTCGACAGGGTGAGCACCGGGAGCACGTGGTCGTTCCTCATCTACAGTACACTATTCGACCTGGACGCATCCGGCAACTGCTATTGGGAGCTAGTCGGTGGCGACAAGTTCCGGCCGCCTACAGAGATCTACCGCATCGAGCCGAGCACCATCAAGGTGAAGCCCGGCGAGCACGGTGTGGCGGGCTACGAGATGAAGGCGAACGGAAAGACCATCGAGTTCTCGCCCGACGAGATCTTGCATTTCCGGTACCCGAACCCGCTCGACCAATGGTACGGAATGCCTGCTGCGACGCCATTGCGGCAGACGCTGCTGACAGACTGGAACCGGATGCTGTACGGCAATGCATTCTTCGCGAATGGCACGCAGATCGGTGGCATTCTCACGTCGCCTGACGGCGTGGATGTTGACGACGACATGATGCAGCGTCGCCTGGACGAGTTCAACAAGGCGCACGCCGGTGTCAAGAACCTCGGCAAGGTCGTAGCGATGGAGGGGTTTCAGTACCACGAGACGGGCCACGCTCCGAAGGACGCCGAGTTCCTGGGTCTCGCTAATCGCAGCGACACCGAGATTAGCGCGGTGACCGGCACGCCATCGGCTATATTCAAGGCCGAGAACATCAACCGCGCGACGCTCGACGCCATCACCATTCAGTTTTGGTCGGACACGATGGTGCCGAACCTCACGTTCGTCAGCGACCTGTTGAACGAGTTTCTGTGCCCGAGGTTCGGCCCGGATGTTGTCTGCGAGTTTGACCTCAGCGTTGTCCGCGCTCTGCACGAGGCGGAGGACGCCATCGTGCAGCGCGAGAGCCAGCGGTTTAATGACGGCATCACGACCATCGACGAGTACCGCGAGGCGACGGGCAGCGCCGCGTGGCCGGAGGGCAGAGGGCAGGTCGTCAAGCGCGGTCCGATGGACGTGTACGTGCGCATCGACGAGGACCCAGAGGAGCCTGAGGAGGTGCCTGCCGACGAGACACCCGACACAGAGCCGCCAGCACCTGACGATGAGCAGCAACCCGAGCAGGAGCCACCGGCACCCGGAGGCAAGCAGACGGAGCCGCAGGCCGCGAGCGTGCCGCACAGCGAGGGCGTAGCACGCCACAATGCTACGCCACGCGGCTCCGAGCGTCACAAGGCGCTCTACAAGGCCTGGGACGACAAGGTTCGCCCTCACGAGCAGAAGCTTCAGAAGGCCATTGCTGCCTGGGGCGACGACCTGCGGGCAGAGGTCCTCGCCAAGTTCGAGGTAGGCAAGAGCCTCAAGGCCACGGTACCCGACCCGGCAATACTCTTCGACGTCGACGAGCAGGGCAACCTAATCTGGCGCATTGTGAAGGCTGCTGCCATTGCTGCGATTGAGGAGCAGGGCGCCGACATGCTGGCAGAGCTCGCCGTCGAGGGGCTCACGTTCGACCACGACAACCCGGTGGTGACCGCCTACCTGCGCAGCAAGGAGAGCAAGGTCAAGACGGTCGCGCAGGGCCTCCACGACGACCTGAAGCGTCTCATCTCAGCCGACGTGCGCGAGGGGCGCGGCATCCAGACTATCACCGAGACCATCAACACGCGGTTCAACGGCCTCGCCGATTGGCAGGCAAAGCGCATCGCACAGACCGAGGTGGTCGGCGGGATGAACGTCGCGAATTTCGCGGCGCTCAAGCAAGCCGGGATCGAGTACCACGAGTGGATAGCAACGCTCGACGACAAGGTCAGGGACACGCACGTAGAGTGCATGGACCAGGGACCGATACCGGTTGGTGAGCCGTTCGTCAACGGCCTGAAGCATCCCGGCGACCCAGCGGGATCGGCTGCAGAGGTCTGTAATTGCCGCTGCACTATCGTAGCCGTAGAGCCACCGAAAACTGGAGAGGGGTAGCACGTTGCACACCTGCGATGATTGTCAGCACCATGCGACGTTCACCGACGAGATTTACGGTCGTTTCTACGACGACGGCTGTGTGTGCTACAACCACGAACCTGGAACCGGAGACGTGTGGCATCTGCGCTGCTGCACGGGGTACGAGGCTGAGCCGGAGGACGCAGCGCAGTGCCCAGGGTACAGTGAGGGAGAGGGGTAGCAGGGTGGAGCGCACTAGCGACGCACTAACCGGCAAGGTCGTCAAGACCATCTACGTCTTGCGCGAGTGGTACGGAGAGACCATCGACGCGATTGAGTTCACCGACGGGACCATGCTCAGCCTGCAGGGCAGCACGCAGATTGAGATTGACGCGGTGAGCGGTACCGTGACGTACCCGGACGGGAGTGCGGTGCGCATCGAGCACTAGCACTAGCGCATTGGTCTCGCAGCAGACCATGTGACCTGGAAACAGACCAGCGCCACACCACGCGCCTCGCCAATAGCGGCGGGGCGCTTGCGATTCTCACCCACGAACAGGAGGCGAGGCTAATGCCATCGTTTACCCGTATTCTGACGCTCCCGATGGTGGTCAAGGCGACCACCGACAGCGATGGTGCCCGCGTCCTAGAGGGGTTCGCGAGCAGTCCACTTGAGGACAGACAGGGCGAGGTGGTCAGTCAAAAGGCCCTGCTTCGTTCGTTTGAGCGCACCGGTCCCATCCCGTACTTCCGCGACCATGACTCGCGTCGCGCTATCGGCTATGTCGAGGCCGCCAGCATCAAGGACGGCAAGCTCTACACGCGAGCGAAGATCGTGCCGCCCGGCAAGATGGCCGACGCCGACGACCTGTGGGCTCTGCTGGAGATTGGCACGCCAGTATCCCAGAGTGTTGGGTTCAATCCATTGGGAACATGGAACGATAGTGGCGAAGATGTAGAAGGTGTGTGGCATTGGGGCGGAAAAGATGGTTCCAAGGATGTTGAGTGGCTCGAGCTTTCTTCTGTAATGATCGGCGCCAACCGCGAGGCCGACCTGCATATGGCGAAGGGCCTGGGTCTCGACCTCGCGCTACCAACGCCACCCGCCACCGCCCCTCACCACAAGTCTTGGGGCGACCTCTCCGCCGAGGACATCAACCGGCAAATCCTCGCACAACTCAACTCACCCGGCAAGTACCGCTACTGGATAACCGAGCTCTTCGAGACCTACTGCATCCTCGTCGACAGCGACGACGGCAAGCACTACCGCGTCGCGTTCGCCATCGTCGACGGCAATGTGGTCCTCGGCGAGCGTGCCGAGGTCACGCAGGAGTGGGTGGAGGTGCGCCTGTCGTATGACGGCGTGCTGACACAGGAGGAACGCGAGGAACTCCGTTTCGCAGACGACCTAACCGCCGCAGGCAAGCGCCTGGAGGCTGCACGCAACATCTGCCGTCATTGGGTCAAGGGCGGGCGAGCCCTATCGCCAGACGCTCTCGACGCCGTGCTCAGCCCAATGAGCATGATACCGGAGATACTGCGTGCTGGCCGTGTCCTCTCGGACAAGAACAGGGCCGCTGTGCTGGCGGCGCTAGAGGCGCTGACCGAGGTGGTGCAACGTGACGACGAGTCGCGTGCGACGGCGAGCGATAAGCCCGCTGCCGAGGACACCGCCGATGGCACCAGCGCACCCAACAAGGCAGACAGCATACTGGACGCGCCATACGTTGCACCGAGGCGCCAGAGGTCACTGCTGGACCTGCCCGTGACGTAGGAGGGCAGTATCATGCCCGATGACACCAATGTGCAGGACACCACAAAGACCGTTCGCGACAGGCTCGCCGAACTCGTTGGCATGGACATCAGCAAGGCGGACAATGACGAGTTCCTGGTGGCCGCTGTGACGGAGTACGTGAATGACATCGAGTCGGCAGTAGAGCGCCGCGCCAAGGAGATCGCGGCAGACGACGTGCAGAAGGCTCAACTCGCAGCCGAGGCCGCTAAGGCTATCGACTTCGAGCGCGAGAAGGACAACGTGTTGGAGCGCGCTGCAGAGTTGCGCGAGGTACGCAAGGCCGAGCACCGGCAGTCGATGAGCCGTCGCGGCGAGGAGAACATCGAGGATGTCGGCAAGGCCGCGAAGGACATCGTTGCGAAGGCTATCGACCTCGGTAGCAAGCGCGCGGTCTCTGGCATCACCATCCTCGGTATGTCTGGCATGCCAATGGGACTGTCAGAACTCATCAGTCGCAAGTCTTCGGACCCGGCGATTGTGCAGCTCCAGCGAGCGAACGACGACATGCTGCTCGTCGCCAATGTGCTGGGCTATGGCACGAAGAACCGGCCATACGATAGGCTGAGCGACCTTGCGCACTGGGGCACCTGGAGCGAGAACTTCGGCGAGGTTAGCAAGGCGCTCTCCGTTAGCGGCTCCGACACCAGCGGCTACTGGACGCCGACGTTCTACTCGTCCGACATGATTGAGACGCTCTTCGAGGCTACCGACGTGGCCTCCCTGTTTCCTCGGTACCCGTGGGCCGGTCCCGGCTCGACGATGACCATCCCGGCAGAGGGCACAGAAATCAATATCTACACCGCCGGTGAGGCGACAACCGACGACGACGACCCGAAGTACCATGCCAGTGATCCTGGCATCGGCGCGTCGGTCACGGTGACGGCGCGTGCATTCGCTGCGCGGACGGTGTGGTCTTACGAGATGCAGGAGGACGCGCTGTTCGACATCTTGGAGCATGTGCGAATGAAGTTCGTGCGTGCGTTCGCCCGCGATCTGGACCGTGCATTGCTCGACGGTGACTCTGACGGGACCCACCAGGACACGGGCCTGACGCTGGTAGCAGACGACCATCGGCGGCTCTTCAATGGCCTGCGAAAGCGTGCTCTCTCCGAGACCGCTGCGAAGGGCTTCGTCGACGCTGGAACACACTGGAATGCTGAGACGGTGTACACACCGCTGCTCAACATGGGCGCATTCTCCGACCCGGCGAATACCGTCTGCATCTGCGGTCACCCGACGATGATCCTGTTGGGTTTCCTGCGCGACACACAGAACCAGCGGCTAGAGGGTAGCAACGCTCCGTTGACGTCTGGTCGGCGCACATTGCCCGGCGGTTGGGCTATTGTGCCGTCGGCGATGGTCCGCAACGACCTCAATGCATCCGGTATCTACGACGGCTCGACGAAGACGAAGACATATCTGCTGTGGGTGGATAAGCGCGCCTGGCAGATACACGAGAAGGTCGGGCTGACAGTCGGTGTCAAGGATGAGCCCGACAAGGCGCAGCGCGAGGTGTACGCGAGGCAGCGTCTCGCTTTCACGCACATCTACGGCGCCGCAGGCACGGACCGCACGACGACAATGGTCTACAACTTTGCGAATACCTCGTTCCCGGCCTAATCGGCAGAGAGGAGCATCCGACCCTGCCCGAGGGCGACCTTAGAGCGCCGCCCTCAGGCATACAGGAGAGTGCAACATGCCTTACCAGCGACAGTTCGACTGGTCGTGGGACGACTATGCGACCACCGATGAGTCGAGTGGCTACAAGGTCGCCGTGGTCCTTCCCGCCGGGTTCATCTGGCGCATTGACAACATGTTTGTTGTCGCTAAGACCACCTACGCTGCGGTAGACACCAACTACCAGACGTTCACGCTCTACGACTCGTCCGGCAATGGCATCTGCTCGATTGCCAATGGTCCAGCGACCGGTGGCCTCGCGATTGGCCCGACGGTGACGACCGGCACGACCTCGACCATGACGACCGCGTACAAGTACATCGACTGCTCCAGCGCGGCGAAGACGGTCTACATCGGCACGGCTGCGACCGGTGGTGGGCGCGCGATGCTCGGGATCAGGGGCAGCGTCTTGGCGACGCCGTTCCGCGCGAAGCTCGCCAATGTGTCGTAAGAGGATGTGCCGTTGGTGGTGTGCCGTAGTACCTCACAACCGAATACGCACGAGTACCAGAGCCCGGCGCCGAGCATAGCGCCGGGCTCTGTCAATACCCATGAGAGGGGTCTGCCGTAATGCGCAAGGGCTTTACACTTATCGAGCTGCTGGTGGTGATTGCGATTATCGCCATCCTCGCAGCGATCCTCTTCCCGGTGTTCGCGAGGGCACGGGAGAAGGCCAGGCAGAGCGCCTGCCTCAGCAATGTCAAGCAACTGATGGTCGCAGTGCTAATGTACGCGCAGGACTATGACGGCGGGTACCCGAGCCGCATTGACCACAGCGGCGGAGGCTTCACGTGGCCCATGTACCTCCTCACGCCCTACGTCAAGAACGATGACATCTTCCTCTGCCCGGTTGCGCGCGGTGGCTGGTCATCGCCTGTGCGGGCGAGGTACGGCGTGCAATGGGACCGGTGGGGCACCGGTTTCAAGGGTACCGACGACTCGTTTACTCGACCTGCCGAGACGGCCTACCTGCAAGAAGGGTACGACTGCGTCTACGTGCATCAATGGATGGCTCTCAACTGCTATAGCCGGTCGTGTTGCCCGGACGGCGTAGACCCGACAGTGCATGACCTCCCGCACAATGACGGGAGCAACATCGGCTACGCTGACGGCCACGCGAAGTGGTTACACAAGACCAAGTTCGACAACTGGTCGGAGTGGCTGGAACTCCACAACCCGAGTAAGTAGAGCGTGTCTAGATGCGCACCGCACTCGTGGCAGCGTGGCTCATGCTCTCGGGCATTGAGCCGAGAGGCTGCCTCGTAGCCTGCGGTGCGCTCGGCTGTGCTGTGTTGCTGTGGGCAATGCTGATGAATAGGAGAGAGGAGAGAGCCTAGTGCTCTTAATCGCTATGTTGGTGTCGACCGCAACTGCCCTCGCCAACGGACCGGCGTGGGTGGCTGAGCTCTCAGACATCGCACCGACGCACAGCGACCGCCTCGCGGTCACCATCCCAGTCGGCAGTCACCTCGCCGTGGGAGTGTACAACACCGATGCCGTCAACCCACAACCACCACCCGGAGTGGCAGCGACAATCCGGGTCGTATGGCTGGAGCACCGCACCGTCTACGCTGGCCTGGAAGGGCAGCGCGAGGCGGCGGTGCCCTACTACCTCCCGGAACCATCAGACTGCGCGCCCACCGGCTCATGGGTCATCGAGCTACGGCCGGACGCCGTAGGGCGCTACACGGTGCCGATTGAGTGCAATACCAACACGGTCACCGTGGACCTCGCCGTGATTGACCTGCCGCCCGGCGAGATCGGCTACGGGTTCTATACCGACCACCACCGGTTCCCGGACCTCACGCGCGAGCCGGAGTACGACCGGGATATGGCGGCGCACGGCATGACGACCTTCACGCCGTATGCGCGGGAAGTGCCGCATATACCGACCGTGGACAGCAGGGACAGCGCGCAAACACTCGCGTGGCACATAGACACCGCTATCGAGACGGGCCTCTGCGACGCTCGGTTCCCGTTGCTGTGCCTCGCGATTGAACCGAAGGACATTCAGCGAGCGAAGACCCTCGCGCGCCACCCGTGGCCCGAGCTCATCGGCTACAACTACGACGAGCCGGGTCTGGAGAAGGGCGCCGAGGTCGCCTCCTACGCCGAGGCCTGGCACGCTGTGGGTGTACGCACCGGGACGGCAATAGACGGCAACCACGCGCGCGTCATCGGCGCGCCGCTCGACGTCTGGGTGGTGCACTGTGACAGCATGAGCGATGAGACGGACGCCGCCGCCCTCGCTGCGGGCAAGGAGCGCTGGGTCTATAACTGCGCACTGAGGGGCAGCAACGCCGCGCTGCATCGCTACTGGACCGGCGTGTACACGTGGGCGCAGGCGCCTCGCGTGTGCCTGACCTGGACCTACACCCACGACCCGCAGAGCAGGATCAAACCGGACGGGACCTGGGACCTGCGGAGGGTGTACGACACTGCTACCTGCGGACGCAACGGAGAGCCGGTGCCTACCGTGGCTTTGGAGGGTATGCAGGAGGGCATCATCGACTCGCGCTTGTTGCAGGAGCTTGAGCGGCGCGGGACGCCCGAGGGCAATGCGTACCTTGACAGCCTGCGTGCACAGGTGCCGAAGACCTTCTGGCCCGGTGGTCGCAATCGCGATGCGAGCAGCTATGTGTGGGATGTGCCGGACCTTGCGGTGCCGCCCATCGACATGGTGGCGATGCGAAGAGAGGTGCTGAGATTGCTGGGAGTACAGACGGGAGCACAGCCCGGAGAGGGTGAGTAGCGATGGGCGTCAGCATAGGTGTCGTTGAGACGGGACCGCACGGGACGCTCTGGAGACGTCTGTTTTGTAGGCACAAGGAGTGCGTGCGCTACGAGGTCTCCAGCACGCAGACCGTTTGTGGTTGCACGGGAGACCAGGAAATCAGGCTAGTGGTCTGTTGTGTCTGCGGTCGGGTCCTCTCGTGGGAGTTCCACGATTTATGGGACCCGTGCAAGCCGAGTGGCATGGACGCGCTGAGAGAGGCAGCAGAGATGAGCGCGCCCTAGTGCTCACCCACACACCTGCCGCTACCCTCCACCGCTACGACTGGATGCCGCCCGGAGAGTGGGTACCCGTGTACCGAGACGCGAAGGGCGGCGACTGGTGCGTCCTGTTCGGCGCACCGGTGCCTGCGGACTACATGCGGAGCATCGGCGAGGACTGCTGTATGCCACCTGTGCAGCCTCCTGGGATGTACACGCCGGAGCCGCGTGGCGACGCATTGCCGGAGCCGTGGCTGAGGACGAGGCTGAGAGAGAGGAGCACCGCGCATTGAGCATCATCGTCGTGCTGGTCGTCCCGACGGTTGTAACGGCGTCTGTGTACGCCGTGCTTCGTAAAGCAGACTGGTGAGAGGAGCGTGTAGCCGTGGCAGACAGGGTCCCAGCGAGCGTGAGCATCGAGTCAAACGGTCAGTGGTACGCCACCACCGTCACGCTACACGACGCCGACGGCAATGACATGACGCTACCCGTCGAGGGCTTCACGCTGTCGGTGGCTGTTAACGAGCCGATGCGCCTGACGCTTGCCGTGCTCGACGGCGTAGCAATAGACCTTGAGTGCCCGGTCGTCAAGCGCAGCGCGGAGGTCGAGGAGTAGAGAGGAGCAGTCCACGTGAAGCCTCTGACGCGAACGGAACTAGTGCCGCTCGGGAGAGGGCGTAGCTACGACCTGTCCTTCGGCCTGTATTGCTCACCACAGGACATGCATACCGGGGTCAGGTCCCGCATCAGGTCAGCTACCGCAACCATCTACGGAGCGCGCGGTGCCGTCCTTGACCAAGGTCCCGTCGAACAGACAGAGCTCTACGCCGACGAGGACAACCGGATGGTCTTCGCCATCACGGTCAGACGCGCACGCTGCACGCACACCTACCGGTGGCACGTGCTACACGACGACTGGGTCGCGCCGCTATACCGTGCACCACAGACAGAACAGGGAGGGTCTGGCGCAGTAGCCTAACGAGAGGAGTCACCCACAATCATCCACACCCGTTTCCGGCCCACGCCATACGCCGACATGCACCTCGGCCACGCGTGGGTCGCAATGCATAACCACGCCATTGCCAAGGGTAGCGGCGGTCGTTTCGTGCTCATCGTTGACGACATGATGTACTACCTCCCGCAGCTCCAAATACAGAGCTGGCCGCTCATGGTCGGCGTGGAGCGCTACGTGGAGGACCTCACGTGGCTGGGCCTTGCGCCGGACGAGGTGGTGTTCTCGACGCGCAATGCCGAGGCCCACGCAGAGGCCGCCGAGAGGCTTGGCATCGCGCGCCCTGGGCGCCTCGCGAAGACCTGGCAGGGGACCTGTGTACCCGATGTCAAGGGCGTTGGTGCCAGCGCACAATATGACCCGTGGCTGGTCCTCGTGCGCGTGGTCGACGACTACCTCGCGGGGGTCAACGCCTTCTACCGGGGCGACGACCTGAGGGAGGAGGCATATCTCTACGACGACACCTGCAGGCGCCTCGGGTACCGTCCGTGCGGGCAGGAGTACCTGCCCGTCGTGCGTCGTGAGGGTGTCGCCACGAAGGAGAGCAAGTCGGCCGGAGCCGTCTCGATCCGCGATTTGCGCGCCGCAGGCTATGAGCCCTGGCAATTGCTCGGAACGCTGCGAGAGGCGCACAGGCGCGCCGCAAAGGCCGGTCTGAGAGACGTGGTTATACCGGAGGGCGTCTTACAGAAAGAGCCGCTCCGGTGGCTGGAGCACAGCACGTATAGCACGGACGAGGAGCTTGACAATGCCGACCTTGCGGGTCGGCCCTGGCAGGACGACGTGATTGAGTACCATCGCCGTATGCGCGACCAGGAGCGTCGCGCACACTATCCCACGACTCGGCGCGGTGCCGGGTGTACGACGAGGTAGCGGACGCGCTACGAGAACACAGAGAGGATGACGCACGGTGAGCGGCGAGAAGGCAACGCAGTGCATCGGCTGCGAGACGGACGGCGCTCCGGGTTGGCCTAGCGGGCCCGCTGGTGCTTGGTGGCAGGTGCTGGACGAGGGAATGCGATACATCTGCACTACCTGCGTGCACGAGGTAGTGTGTGCCTTGATCTCTGGTCAACCCATGACCAACTGGCGCGAGTACCTGCACGACAGACAGCGTGCGATGTGGCGAGAGAAGGCCGACAGAATCCAGGCAGAGGCCGACGCAGCACGAGCGAAGGGCGGTGGGTAGCTATAGCCGCCATCCGTTTCCGACCTACGACCAACGGTTACCTCCACCTCGGCGGTGCATATGTAGCACGGGCGTGCTACCGCGTCGCACGTGCGCGCGGCATCGAGTTTGCGCTCATCGCCGATGACGTAGCATACGCCGCGAAGATTGGCCCGCTGACCAATGCGCAGCGCGCCGATGCCTACGGTTACGCCGATGCCTTCGAGCAAGACCTCGCCTGGCTGGGTTGCACGCCGGACATTGCCGTCATGGCGAGCACGCTGCGAGACGCGCACGACGCAGCGGCCTACAAGCTGGGCATCCCGCAACCGGGCAGCGGCGAACTACCGGGCCTATTGCGCTACGTGCACCACCTCGCGGAGAGCGGCGCGACCTGCAGCTATTCACCGTGGCTGGTGCTCGGTCGCGTGACCGACGACCACGAGATAGGCGTGATCGGCTACGCGCGAGGCGCGGACCTTGTGACCGAGGCGCAGCTCTACGATCACTTCGGGAGGACGCTCTACGGCGAGGGGTACCACGTGCTGCAGGAGTACATGCCGGTGCTATTGTCACCGCAGACGCTGGGTGTTTGCAGCAAGACAGCCGGCGGCGACACTATCCGCGAATTGCGCGAGGCCGGGATCACGGCGACCGACATCAACGCAGCGTTGGACAGCGTGGTTGTGCATTCAGACAGCGGCTATGGCACAGCGCATATGCGCTACGTGCGGTTGTCGCCGGAGTGGGAGACGATGTTCAGCAATACAATTGAGAGGAGCGTAGCCGCATGAAGATCGGTCTCGACCAGTGGTGTGCCAGGGACCATGAGTGGTGGCCGGAGATTGGCGCCACGTGGACCAAGGAGAGCTTTGCAGGCATCGGCGAGGGTACGGTAGACGAGGGCTTCGCAGGCTACGCGCAGGACGTCGCCGAGCATGGCATCACGCTCATCGCTGACCTGCGACCGAGTTCAAATGTGCACCTCGCAATTACGCGGCTGAGGCACCAGACGGGCGACGACGCCGACGCAGAGCTCGCCGACATCCTCAAGCGCATCGAGGACGACACCGCCGCCTGGGTAGCGTCCGCCGGTGACTATTGCACGCACTGGGAGTGGTGGGGCGAGTATGACTGCCCGTATGTCGGCGGTATGTGGCCCGGCAAGGGTACCGCGTACCCGCATCTGCTGGAAGCATTCCGGCGTGGCGTGAAGGCAGCGCAGCCGGATGGCGAGGTCTGGAACGGTGGCTACGGCGTTAACTTCCAGCCTCAATTCCTCGATGGTCTCGTGCAGCTCGCGCCTCAGTCTTTCGATGCAGCGAACTGGCATCACTACAACATCACGGACTACTGGCCTCGGCACACGGTGACCGGCGAGTTTCAGTTTGCGACGCCGCTCCACAAGTGCGTGGACTACACAGCGCGCATGTTCCGGGACATGTTCGAACAGAGCCGCGCCCGCATGAGCGAGGCCGGGTGCACGCAGCCCTTCGTTAGCTCCGAGTGGGGCATGCCGACCGTGGACGACGACACAGCAGCGAAGCTCAAGCTGGTCGGCCTGCACTCCCACGTGTTCGCCGATGGAGTGTTCGGTCTCGGCGAGACGGATGCATCGTACTACCTGGACTCCTGGCTCAATGTGTTCCACGACGTGGGCTTTCGGGTGCTCAACTACCACCGCCTCCGTGACAGTTCGCCGATGGGCGTCGACGACGACGGGACCTTCTGGGGCGTCTATTGCGGCCTGCTGTTTCTGGACGGCTCGCCGAAGACGAAGATCATCGATGTGCTCAAGCACTGGGCGGCGAGGGGCAATGCGGCGTGACAATGTGGAGAGCCGTAGCCGCCGACCGTTGGTGTCGTCTAGCGGACAATGGCGTGCTGTGCGTCCCATGGGACCTGACCGGCGACGCTGAGGACGCGATGCTCAATGCGCTGAGGCTTGTCGACTTCAATGGACCGGATGGACTGTTGCTCTACATCAACACCGGCAACGGTACGCACACCGTCTGGGAGATGGCGCGGCTCATCGAGCACGCGGCTGCAAACAGCGTTGCCCACGTGACGGGCCACGCACTCTCGGCCGGTCTCGTGCTCACCGTTGCGTGCACGTACCGTCGCTGTGTACCGGATGCCGAGTTTCTGTACCATGGTATTGACCGGCGAGACCACGACGCCGACGACGAGCGCGGCGCCGAGTGGTTCGCAGGGCGTACCTCTGCGCCGCGTGAGTTCTGGCTCAGCAAGGCACAGGAGGGCGACTACCGGTTCGGCGCTAGAGAGGCGCTGGAGCTCGGCGTCGTGCACGAGGTGACAGAGTGAGGGACACAGTCACCGACCTACTCGACATGGCCACAAGTGACTGCTCGCTATGCATGGAGCAGGCTCTCAGCATCGCCGGGCTCTTTCCGCTACGTTGTCGCGACGGTACGGTCTACGCTCTGCGCCAACGTAGCGCAAGGCGCGTCCCGTTGCTCTCTGCGCACCTGGACACCCATCCCTCCGGCGTCGGCTACGACGACCGTATAGGCGTCGCGGTCATCGCCTACCTGGCACGCCACACAGACCTGGAGTTCGGCGCGTTGCTCAGCGTCGGCGAGGAGACGGGAAAGAGCTCTGCACGACACGTGTGGAGCGATGTAGGTACGTCGGTGTCCTGCGCCATCGTGCTCGACCGGCGCGGGACGTCTGACATCGTGACCCGCGTTGGGCACCTGGACACCTGCGACGAAGAGTTTGCTGCGGCGATGGTCGACTCCCTGGCACAGTATGGCTATGCACCGACAGAGGGCAAGCACAGCGACGTGGTACCGCTCTCGCTGCGCATCGGAAATGCTGTCAATCTGTCAGTCGGGTTCTCGCGAGAGCACACGCCGCATGAGCGCGTCGACTGGGAGCACGTGGAGAGGCTACCCGACATAGTGACTGCAGCCATAGAGGCTGCGTATGGGGTGACCGATGACTGACGACACAAAGACAGAGAGTAGAGGTACCTTCGCGCGGCGCGTCTCGGACCACGAGGCGCGTCTCGCAGTTCTAGAGCAGGAGGCCTACTCGCTCCGCGTGGTCCTCTCCGAACTAGTCAATGACCGTGCTTTGCACGGCGAGCTAAGCGAGGGGCAGAAGGTACTCATCAAGAAACATCTGGGCGCGTCGACACGCCTGCCGAGACCGACGATGGGAGGGCCTCGATAGTGGACTACGGTCTCTGCTCGTATAGCATCGGCGACGGTGACCTCGCATTGCGCCTTGGTGCTCGGTGGGCGCACGCCTTCGCGGACGTTACCGACGGTATCCCGGATCACCGGGCGCTGGTCGACGACATGGTGACACACGGCTGCGCGCCGGTCATCGACGTGCGCACAGAGACCGCTGTACTCGGTGCGATGATTGCCGGGACCGAGCCGCCGCGCTACGACCCGCCGACGCTGCAGGAATTGCGCGAGGGCGACGCGCCGCCGACCGACGACGAACAGGCGTGGCTGGACGGTGCGCGCGCCGCCTACGACCAGCGGTACGGAGAGCTCTGTGCTGAGTTCGCCGCGTCCATCGGCGACACCCGGCAACGCTGCAAGGCGACCATCGGCTGGTATGCGCAGAGCATCATGGAGTACCTGTACCGGCACCCTCGTGTACGCGACATAGAGGTCTGGGGATCGGCAGAGGTGGCACGTTTCATTCACGGTCACGGTGAGCTATTGGACTACAGCAGCATTCTCCGGCGCGTGTATGAGACGGTCAAGGAGCACCATCCGGAGGTCCGCATCTGGACCGGTGGGTTCGGTCACAACTGCGATTGTGTGATGTTGGAGCGCGGCCTCGCCGTGCACTCGCCAGAGGCCTTCGACGTCTGCAATTTGCACCCGTTTCTGATGACCACCGGCCACATTGACGTTGACCGTGAGAGCCTGTCGACGAGGCTGCGCGTCGCGCGTCGCATCCTCGACGGCAAGTGCAAGTCACAGCCCTTCGCGGCCTCGGGCGTCGGCATACCCACCGTGCCCTTCGGCCCGCCGCCAGCGTCCTACGGACGCTTCTGGCGGCTCTTCAACACGCGCGGCATCCCGGAGGGCGAGGCACTCGACTGGTGGTTGATGCTACTCGGCGTGTTGCGCGAGGCCGGGTTTGATTCGGCATGCCTCCTCGCACGAGACACCTACCCACCACAGAGGATGCATCACTTCAGCGGTCTGTTGCACGCGGACGGTACCGACAAGGCGTTCACAGAGGAGCTCTGTCGTGAGGCACGCAACGCGCGACCCGCAACTTAGGTGCCCGGTCTGCAATGGGCTCCTAGAGCGCATTGCCACCAAACGCGGCATACCCAAATACTGCTGCTATTGCTCTGCTCCGTTGCCACCGATGCACCGGTGTGCGCGCGAGTACAGGAGGGCGAAGGCCCGTGGCTGACCTGCTCACCGTTGCGACCGTCGCCCGGCATCTTGGGCTCACCGACTACGAGGACCAGCGCACTCTGCTGGACGAGTACATTGACGCCGCGCAAAGCGTCGCTGAGCGCATCATGAACCGGAGCCTCGCGACGGCGACCAACTACACCGAGTGGCACGACGCAAGCGGGCCCTATTTCTACGTAGACCGACCACCCATTGTGAGCATCTCCGCCCTCGTCGACGACGCGCAGAACTCGGCGCGCAGCATCACGTTGACCAACGTGGTGACCGACAGCTACGACGGCGGCCGCAACTACAAGATCGGCAAGGTCGAATTGTGGGACGAGGAGAGCGGGTACTGTGGTCTGCGCCTCGGCACGCGCATCAACTACACCGGTGGCTGGACCACAGCGACGCTCCCGGACGACGTGCGCCAGGCGTGGATTGACCTCGTTGCCTACTGGTTCAACAATCCCGACCGCGTTTCTGAGGGCACCGGCGCGGTGCCTCCCGAGATTCGCAACGTGTTCCTTGCGTGGCGCTGCACAGGGAGGACGGCATGAGCGACTACAAGGGCGCCGGACGCATGACACAGGAGATTGTGCTTTACCGCAAGGGCACAATAGGCACGTCCTCGCCCGAGGCCTGGGACGAGGTGCACCCTCGTCGCAGAGCGGAGATTGTGCTTGTCTCGGACAATACGGCCTTGCGCGAGGCGGCGGCCTACGACGTCAACACGACGCACCACGCGTGGGTGGACTACCGGGATGATTACGAGACGGTCGGTAGAGGCGCGCGGCTCATCAAGCGCGTGAGCGATGGGCAGAACTTCCTCGTGCACCGCGTGGTCGGCGCAGGCAAGGTCGGTCGCACGGGACACCAGCGGTACCTAAGGCTGAGCCTCGCGGCCATAGACCCGCCGTTGAAGTGAGAGCCTCTCAGACGCACGCACAGCGACGCCGCGCCCTACCCACAGGGGGCGGC